CCCCATGGTGATGTTGAGGCCCGAGAGCGCATTGGCGGCAAGGCCGGTCGCCCCTTGCGTGGTGGAGACCGCCGACAGGTATTCCTGATTCATCGACCCGGCATATTGGCTCTTGTCGCCCACCAGCGCGAAGTTGGCCTGCAACTGGTCGAGGCTGGTGAGCATCGGCGCGATGGCCGCGACGCTCTCCGAGCCGAACAGGTCGGTCAGCGCCCCGGCCTGTGCCTCTTTGGGCAGGGCCTGAAGACGCTTCATCACATCGGTAATCGTGCCGCCCGCGTCGCGCTGCATGTCCTTGGCGACCTGCCCGGCATCGAGGCCCAGCGATTTGAAGGCATCGCGCTGCGATCTGGTCGCCGCCGCGCCCCTGGTGAGCGCGAGCATCATAGCCTTGATGCCCGTGGCGCCCACTTCGGATTCCACGCCCACGCTCGAGAGGACCTGACTCATCGCCGCGATCTGCGAGGCGGCCAGCCCGCCGACCTTGCCCAGCGGGCCGATCCGCGTGACCATGTCGGTCACCGCGCCGACATCGCCGCCAAAGCTGTTGGTCAGCGCGTTGATCTGGTCGGCCAGCGCGACCACGCCGGACTGGGGCAGCGCGAAGGCGGTGCGCCACTTGGCCATGGTCGTCCCGGCCTCTTCGGCGGTGCTGTCGAAGGCGACGCCCATCTTGGCGGCATCCTCGGCAAAGCCCAGCAGTTCCTTGCGCGGCACGGCGGCCCGCCCGGCGGCGGCCACGATCTGGGCGATCCCCTCGGCCGACATCGGGATGCGCGTGCTCATCTCCAGAATGTCGTCGGACATCTGGGCAAAGGCCTGGGGCGTGGGAAAATTGACGACCTTGCGCACGTCGGCCATCGCGCTCTCCAGCGTCATGGCCTGCTTGGTCGCCACCACCAGCGGCGCGGCGGTGGCCGTGCCGGCGGCGATGGCCGAGAGGCCCATGCCGGTGGCCTTCGAACTGATCTCGCCCATCTTCTCCGAGGCGCGGCGGGCGGCGTTGACCTTGTCGAGCTGGGCGGTCTGCTGGCGCAGGGTGGCGTTTGCTTCCTGCGTCTGGGTGGCGAGGCGTTCCTCGTGCCGGGCAAGGTCGAGCACGTCGATCCCGGCAGCGCCGAGCCCGGCGGACAGCTTTTGCAGCGTGGCCCCGCCCTGCTCCAGCCTCTGCGCGGTCTGGCCGGTCTGGCGCTCGACTTTCTCGAACTCGGCCCGCAGCTTCTTCGTCGGGGCTTCGGTTGCGTCCAATTGCTGGCGCAGGGCGGCCAGCCTTGCCTGCAAGGCCTCGTACTGGCGCGCGTCGTCCGCGTAGCGGGTCTCGGCGGCCTTGTAGCGGCCCACCTGCTGCTGCTGCGCATCGAGCGCCTTGAGCTGCTCGTGCGTGCGCGCCAGATCCTGACGCGCGGCGGCAGAGGCGCCGGTGATCGACCGGAGCGGGCTGGTCAGCCTGTCCAGCCCTTCGAGGATGACTTGCAGGCGAAGGTTACGGTCGGCCATCAGCGTCTCTTGTCGGTTTCCGGGGAGCGAGACCGACGGGCGGCATGGTCACGCCAGCCCATCAGGTCGGACAGGGCCATCGCCTCCATGGCGGCGGGCGGCCAGTGGAAGACGACCGCCACGTCGGCCATGGCATCGTCTACTGTGCGAGGGCATCCGTGCGCCGCGCTTTCTGCAACAAAAAACTGCCGATCTCGGCCCCGCAGGCGAGGAGGTCCGCCGGGTCCATGTTGGCTACCTCGGCCGGGCTGAGCGGGGGCAGCGTGATGCGCGGCAGCAGCACGCCGAGCGCATCGACCTTGAGCTGGCCCAGATCGACCAGGGCCAGCCCGCGCAATTCGCCCGCCCTGGGCTTGCGGATCTGAACGGTCTCGATGGTCTGTTCGCCGCGCTGGATCGGGGTGTCGAGCGTGACGGTGCGGAGCTGGGGGGTATCGGTCATCGGGGTATCCTGTCAGGCAAGAAGGGGAAGATCAGAACAGGCCGAGCGCGCTGCGCTGCTGCGCCATGAGGTCGACGCCATCGACGATCTGGACCATGTTGAGCGGGTCGATCTCGATTTCGGTGCGGCCGTTCCAGATGAGCTTGTAGTAGGCGAGCGCCGAGGTGACGGTGAAATCGGCCGCCGAGCCGAGTTCCTGATCGCCCATCTCGATCTCGGCATGGCGGCCGCGCACGACGATCTCGATCGTGTCGCTCTGGCCGGTGTCCTGCTGCTGGTAGAAGCCGACGAACCGCAGGTAGACACCGTTGACGCGCACCACGCCGAACTGGCGCAGCATCGCGCGCTCGGGGCCGCCGAAGACAGACTTCATCTCCAGCGCTTCCATGCCCATGTCGAGCTTGACCGGGGCGGACATGCCCCCGCCCCGGTACTCTTCGAGCTTGCGGGTGAGCGTGGGCAGGGTGACCGTCTTGACCTCGCCCACATAGGACTGGCCTTCGTTGAACAGCATCAGGTTCTGGAGCGTGCGGGGCAATCCCATCGGGGGTTCCTATGCAATGGAGAGGGAAAAGGGCGGGGAAAGGAAGCGCGGGCCTCAGCCCGCCTGCGAGAGTTGGCTGGCAAAATCGGCGAAGTAGCTGTCGGTGATGCGCTGGTTGAAGCCGAGGTCTTCGAGCGGCGGGGGCACCGCATAATCGTAGTCGATCCGCAGCTTGCCCGCCTTGAGGCTGTCGACGGGGTTGTCGGTCTCGTCGAACCAGGCCTTTGCGCCCAGGATCACGCCCGCAGTCTTGAGATCGAGGAAGAAGCCGTTGACCGTCTCGACGATGTCGCGCGCGAGCGATGGCGTGAGATCCTTGTCCATCGCCCAGACCATGCCGCGTGCCACGGTATCGGCCAGCAACTGGGCCACGCGCACGGTGCTCTCGAACACGAACAGCGGATCGTCGGCGCAAGTGCGGTTGCCCCAGAAGCGGAAGCCGCTGTCCGAGCGGATCAGCGCGGTGACTTGCGCGGCGTTGAGCACCCCGGCATCGCTGGCCATGTCCTCGATGTCCCAGTGGATGTCCTGCGTGAGGCCGACCACGCCCGAGACGGCGACGTTCGACAGGGTCTTGTGCGGGCCGGTCTGCTCGTCGATCAGCGCGCGCAGGCCCATGGCGCGGGCGGCGGCATAGCTGGTCACATTTGCGCTGGTGGCGGTGTCCCAGGCGAGGAAGTCGGGCATCAGCAGCATCAGCTCGCGCTCGCTGAAATTGGCGCGATAGGCGCTCGCCTCGGTGATCGTCGCGCCCAGCGCGCGGGCATAGACAAAGCCGCGCAGCTTCTTGGCGATCACCGCGAGCGCGGCGGTGACAGCCTGCGTCTCAAGGCCGGGCGTGCCCAGGATCTTCGGCTTCACGCCCAGCTGCGCCTGCGCGGCGAGCAGGGCCTGCATGCCGGTCTTCGTGCCCTCGGCCGTGGTCGTGCCGATCACGTTGCTGGCGGTGGCCGCATCGTCGGCCCCTTCGGCCACGCGCACCACGACCAGGACCGGGCGGGTCTGGTCGGCAATCGCGCGCAGCGAGCGGGCGAGCGTGCCGGCAAGCCCGGCCTTGCCGATGGCGGTCTCGATATCGGTCACGAGGACCGGGCGGTCGAGCGGGAACGTGTCGGCATCGGCGTCGGGCGCGGTGGCGACAAGGCCGAGGATCGCGGTGGAAACAGCGGTCAGCGTCCGGGCGCCGGTGCTGATCTCGGTCAGGGTGATACCATGTTTGAAGGGCATGAACGGGTTCCTTGAACGGGCCGGGAGCGGAATTGGCGTTAGGAGGTGAGCGGGATGGACAGGCGCACGAGGGCATTGGCCGAGGCGGTGTCGGTGCGCCGGGCATCGAGCACGACTTGCGCGGAACCGGGCCGCTCCCCGACAACCAGGCCGACACGGCGCAGGCGCAGGCGATCCTCCCAGCGGGTGAGCGCGACGGCGGTGGCGGCATAGAGCCGCAGAATATTGGCGGGCGTCATGGGCTGGTCGATCAGCTCGGGCACCAGCGAGCCATAGCCGCGGCGCCCGACGCGCGTGCCCATGGGCGTCGAGAGAATGTCGGCAACCGACTGGCGAATATGCGCAAGGCCATCGAGCACGGCCCCGGTATCGCGCGCCATGCCCGCCATCAGACCGGACCCCCGGTCTGGCCACTGCCACCCTGCACGCCGGAATGCCGGTGGCCCTTGAGGGAAACCCCCTCCCCCACGACATCGCCGCTGGCGGTCAGGGTGCCGTTGACGGTGACATCGCCATGGATGGTCAGCCCACCGGGCACATCGAGCGCGGCCGTGCCCCCGGCGGGCAGCGTAACGGCCAAAGCATGGCGCACCGGATCATACCCGATCCACGCCCCATCGGCGAAAGCAAAACAGACAAGATCAGGCTGATCAGACGGCGCCGGAAAAGCATCACAATAGAGCCCCGGCAACACGATCCCGTTGCCCAGATCCCCCTCGGGCGAAAGCACCAGGCACTGCTCGCCCACCGAAGGCGGCGCCCAGACCCGCAAGCCCCCGGCCCGCCAC